GCTGCTGTCTTTAGTTCATTCATTACTTGCTCCTAACATAGGTACTTGAAAAAAAGCCCCATCATTGTCAGCTTCTTTCTTAAAGCTGAAATGCGCGTGCTTCGTATGTTTGTTAGCCCCTGTGTACTTTCTCCATTTCCAGTTAAGGATGCTGGAGCAGATCTGCCCATCAAATATGATGTAACTGATACGCTTTTCTGACTTAGACTTGCAAGCGAGACGAACCTGATCGACAAGGTCACCCATGTTGTCGGGCTTTCCCCCTTTGTGTAAATCGCGGTCGATGTCAATGGCACGAACCCAACCCTGCTCATCTGGATTATGATCAGACTTGCGAGCAGAGTGTCGGGTATCACCGATCCACCCATCCGAAAGCCGATCTCTATCTGGGAATGTGTCATCAAACTGTTCCCGCAGTTGCTTAGCAGCTTTACTTAGCTGTGGCTTCATCTGCTTGGATAGCCTCGTAGCGCGCCTTGGTCATGGAAGTAAACTCGCCATTACCACGATCGATAATTGCGTGTTCTGTGACTTCATTTGTCAATGCATCTGTAACTTCAATAAATGTGACTTTATCCATTTTATAGTTCAGCACTCCATCCGATGTAACTACTCGTAGAACCATTTGCAATAATTGAATAAGGTCTGAATTGTGTTAATCCAGATGCTACTGTTGCATCAACATAAATAATAGTTGAAGTCGAAGCAGAGTTTAGTGGCAAAGCGGTGATAGCCGTAGGCGTTATAGAATCATAAACTGCCAATGGAGCTGCATATTCTACCGATGTCGGTGCTGTTCTCATTGGTGTTAAAGCAGGTATGTAGAGCGCAACATTTGTTGTTGATGAGGCTATTCCTGTTACAGTCATGCGAGCATACAATGAAGAAGCGGCAGTTATTCTTTGATAATATCTCTGGCACATAGCCAATTCAGCTTGCGGGCTATTACCGCTTGCAGTCTGGAAGGGAGTTGCCTTTGAGCCGTACTCAGCCTGAACACCCCAGATGTCGATTGTTGCCGATTGAATACCAAGTGAGTTCGTGTATGCGTTTCGATCAGTTCCTGCCGAAGTAGTAATGAAGAATCTCAAAGCATCTCCACCACCTGCAATTGTCTTTCCAGAAATTGAAGGTACTGATAATTGAAAGCTGTATCTCACCCAAGATGTTGTAATTGCTTGCTTATTGTTTGCCCCAAAAAATACTGCCGTGGATCCGCTTGAACCAAAGTTCTGCAAGCCAAAAACTGTAACGCTTGGAGTTCCAGTTGCTGCCTTTGCCCAAAACGAAACGGTGACTGGCTGACCTGCAAAACTACGAACGTTTTCAATCGCTTGATTAATTGCGGATAATGCATTAGTTGCAGTTTGACCTGTTGAAACTACACGCGCAAAATTAGTTGCTTCGTAACCTGCAACAGGTGCTGCGCCTGCTGTAAATGTTTGAGCAGAGTATGTCGTTGTGCCATCAGTAGTAGATAATGCCCATCGATCAAAGCCGTATGCAGCAGTAGTTGTTGTGCTAGTGAAGACTCTTTGATTAATCGTAAAATCGCCATTGATTAGCTTATTCTTACCAGCTTGACCATAGCCGACATTCCAAACTGAGGTGTCAATAGCATCGCCTAATGTGCGAATGTCTGCCGCGCCATTTTTGACAAGGCTGCTGTTGTCTGGTTCTGACCAGCCATAGTTAAGTGATAGTGCCATTAGGTTAGTGCTCCGATCGCGTTAGTCCATGTAAGTGTACCATTTACGCCTGTCCACATGAGTGAGGCTGGCAATACTGTTTCCCATTGGGTAGTTGATAGTGAAAAATCTGTTGCTGAAATGTACAGAGTCATCTCAGTAAAACTAGGTGTGGCTCGTAATGCGACATTCTCCACAAAGCCATCAAACTGACCATCAAGCAAGTTAGCAGGCAGATTCGTAATCTGCATAGGCTGACCAAAAAAGACCCCGATAAGACTGTCAAGCATGGCAGTTGGAATGTCTGGATTATCTAGGCGGAAGGTAATTGCTCCAAGTGAGCTTCTAGGGTTCTTTCGCAGTAAAAGCTCTCTAGTGCCGATCTGAGTAATGTCTGCAAGGTTCTTGATGTTAGAGTCGAACGAGCGCTCAAACAGCCCGTAAGCGGCTATGGAGTCGGTATCTGAGGTGGTGTAGGTGCTGGCATATCCTGTGGCATAGCGATAGATAAGGCTGTTACGGATGCGAGCAGTCTGAGTTGTGGATTGGATAGAGGTTGGTGTTGCATACGCGCCATCGATGTTAGTAAAACCATTTGCTGCAAGGAAGTTAGATCTGTGGTCTGCATCTGCATAAGAGACATCTCCGTCCTTTTCCTCATAGAGCTGACCTAGTGCACTAGTAGCAATCTGATCTGCAAGGGTCTGAGACTTAGCAGAAGCATTAGCAGCTAGTGAAATCATCGTGTAGAAGCCTGAGTCAATCTCACCAATATAAGACTCAGCATCTAGCCATGTCTGTGTTGCTGGATAGGTATCCCATGTAACAGTCGGTGTGACCTCTGCCCATGACAAGTTGAGAGCAGCACCTAGAATGGCTGAGATCTGTGCTCCATCTAGACCCTCTGCAAGTGCTGTGTTAAAGATAGTCTTAGTAAGTCTGGCAAGTGAGCCAATGCCCAAGATCGTGCCAGTAGTAATGTAGCCTGCTTCCTCTGGGCTACGCACTCCGATATTGAAGTCTGAGACCTCACCGCCAAAAACTGTGACATAAGTGCCAGAGCCATTTTTAAGCTCTAGGGTAATTGGCTCCGTGACATTGATGGTAAATGGTGAGTTATCTGTATTGATAATTTCTACTCGGCAGTAACCTGCTGTGGCTTGTCGATCAATGTCTAAACGACCAGATGCAAAAGAGACAGAGGTGACAGTCGTATAGACATCATCACCTACTGTTACGCGCCACTCTGGAAGCCATGTCATTCGTACGAACCAGCTCTTAAAGTGCCGCGCTGTGTTGCTTCGATAAGCAGTTGATCAATAGCTTCTGCAACAGCGTTAGGATCTGTGAAAGGTGGAGCGACAACAGTTATTTCGACTTTAGATGTCTGTCCACCAATTAAGCCTTGTCGATATGAAGCAGAAGAATCTGTCATGAATGTAGGTGCTTTTGCAGTGTTGGTAGATGCCGTTAGTAATTCTAATGCCTTTGATGCTGCCGCATCTGTTCGTGACCCGCCTAAACCAAGATTAGGTTTTGGCGCTGTTGTTGTTGTTCCAGTAGGTGCTTTAGTTGTGCCCGTTGAAGCAAGGTTAATCTTGCCCAATAGATCAAGGGCTTTTTCTAAGTTAGTCAGATTGATTAGATCTCTCGGCTGCAAGCCTTTAAGGATAGTTTCAATAGACTTCATCTGAAGATTTTGTCCAGTCAGAGCTCCAAGAATACCCATGTCTGCATTGAGTTTCGCTGTGGCAGCCTTGATTGCTGCTTCATCCTTAGTTGCAATAGCATCTTCTAGTGCAAGGATTGACTTCTTGACATTTAGACGGGCTGTGTCGTTAGCGATCTGTAAGACCTGCGATGAAGTGGTTGCTTTGCCTAGCGCTTCAGCCTGAGAGGTAAGAGCTGCGGCAATCTGGATCTTATCCATGTCAAAGACTTCTTCACCTTTAAGAAGTGCAGATTCACCTTTAGCAATAATAGCCTTTGCTTTGTCTGCTGCAAGCTGCTTATTCTTGAGAGCAAGTCTTTCGCGTTCGCGCTTTAATGCATCTTTTTCAAGTTTAGCAAGTAATTCTTGCTGCTTCTTTTGAGTAAGAGTAAGTTTTTCTTCTGCTTTTGCCGTAGGTGGTATTACATTCACACCAAGTTGTGCACCTGTAAAGCCCTGAAAGATATTCTTTGGTAAATTCTTAAGATTGTTAATGAGTGTAGGAATAACGCCAAGAGTGCGACCTGCTTGAACTGTGACTTTGCTCAGAGCCGTAGCAATTCCCTCGATGACAGCGGCAGCATCGGTGGCATCTGTTCCACCGCCTACCAAAGCAAAAGCATCGACTAACCCACCGCCAATAATTTCTGATGCATTAGATGTGGCAACACTAAGAACATCGAACTTATAAGCTGTGGTGTCTAAGTAATCTTCGGCTGCGCCTGCTGAACGCTTTAAGATGACCCCAAGAATTTCGTTAAATGACTTGGATTGAAGTTCTGCTCTAGTAAGACCTGTGTTGTATTTCTGAAGTCCTCTAGTAATACCCACATAACCTTTACCAAGATCCTCAGTAACAGTAGCTAGATCAACTCCAGATGCGCGACTAATGGTGATGGCATTGTTTAGTAACTCTTGAGATTTAGTCAATGAGCCAGTCGTGGTCAATAGACCCTGAAACGCTGGACGAAGAATGTCATCTGCAACCGCAGCAGATCGCTCAAGGTTTGCGATGTAGTCAGCGATAGCAGGATTAGCAAAGCCAATCCCTAGATTCTCAACTGCTCGATTAAGTCTTAAAGCTGCGGCTTCGTCTTCTGAGAATGCCTTAACTGCTGCCTTGCCAAACGAAACAATAGCCTGAGTGCTGTAAGCCAGACCTACCGCACCTGCAAGTTTTTTAACATTCTTTGTGAGATTTGTTGTAGCGCTATCGGCTTCCTTGAAGGCTTTTTTTCCAGTAAATTCGGCTGCAACATCAATAACTACATTAGCCATCTTTAACCTCTCACCGTTGCTCGTTGGTTAAGTTTAGTGGCTGCTATTGAAATAGCCTTGAGAACACCTTCTCTTGCTTTGCCATTGTTCTCATCGTAAGCACGATAAAGCACACGACCCTGCATGCGACCCTTACCCTTAAGAGGTGCTCGCAACTTGCCATCTTGGTTTCTTACAAAGGTACTATCAGGCTTTAACTTGCCCATGCGCTCATAAATTGCCCCAGCTCTAGTTTTGTTGAAAACCTGCGCGAGAGATCTAAATCCTTTTGAGTTAGCCTTTGATGGACTCGTCTTATATCCAATACCTGACTTAACAGCAGAAGGATTAAAAAATGGGAAAGTTGCCTCTGACATTTGACGAGGCAACCACCCGCTTAATACTTCTCCGCGATCTGGCACATAGCCTTTAGCCGACTTAGAAATAGGTTGAATCGCTATCTTAATTTGTTTTTGTGTTTCTTTTGCTAGATCAGGTGTGAACTTGCGAAGTGCTTTGCGAAGCTCAACGGCGCCCTTTACGCTTGCTGGCATCGCTCACCTCTTTCGCTTCATCCTTTAGCCCCTGCATAAGTGCATTGAGCATGTTCGTGTCTAACTCTAATAACTGCTGTGGCGCGATTCCCAATCTAATGCTTAGCCTAGCGATTAGATAGGTGAACGGAAGATCGCGCTTTAAGCTAAAG